TCCTCGAAGATCCAGCGGACCTGGGGCATGCCGGTGTCGGGCACGAGGAGCGGAATGAAGCCCCGCCCCTCGCCTGGCAGTGCCGCGCCGCAGGGCGGCAGGCCGGCCATCTCCCGGGCCTTCTGGGCGCCGTACTTGTTTCGCCAGCGCGCATAGCGCCGGTGCGCCTGCACGCCGAGGATGTCCCTGAGCGTCTTCACGGCGCCTCTCCGCGCTCGACGCGCTTGATCCTCTGGCGCGTCACGATGATGCAGTCGCTTTCGCTCCTCGGCGTGCATGGCACGCGGACGACGGAGGCGAACGCAGGGTTCTTGAGGATGGCGTGCGTGCTGCCGTCGAACCCGACGAACGCCCAGCCCGGGGCGTCCTTCAGGATTTCCCGGACGTGACGCCTGACCTTCGGCTTGCCGTTCGTCACGGGACCGACCGCCGCTTCCAGCCCGGCCGGAGGCTGCCGCCGACGACGATGTTGTCGTCCCCACAGCGATGCTCGTACCGGGTCGCGTCGCGATCGAAGCCGTTGGCCAGCCGCCGCAGCGCCTGCACCCCCGGCTCGCCGAGCGCTTCCAGGTGCGCCGCCTCCGATCTGAGGCCCTCTGCCTTGGCGCGGAGCCTACGCGCTTCTTCGACCCGGCTCATGACGGCACCAGGAACAGGGTGACGCCGGCTTCGGCGAACATCTCGGCCGCGATGCTGCAGCTCTCGACCCAGCGCTCGGACGGCTGCGGAGAGACGACGCCCGAGAGCCCGGATTGGATGATGGCGCCGGCGCAATGGGCGCAGGGCGGGAGAGGCCAAGTGTAGAGCGTGCAGCCGACGAGGCTGCGCCGGGCGAACAGGATGGCGTTCATCTCGGCATGGACGATCCGCGGGTACTTCTGCTCGCGGATCGCCAGCCGCTCATCCGTGTCCTCGACGCCGCGCGGGAGGCCGTTGAAGCCCACGGAGACGACACGGTGATCGGGGTCGACGATGACGGCGCCGACCTTCGTCGACGGGTCCTTGGACCAGCCCGCAATGTGCTGGGCGAGGCCGAGGAAGCGCTGTCCCCAGTGGTTCATGCCCGGGGCTCCCAGCGCTTGGCCTCGGGGCCGCAGACGTGAGGGTTGTTGCGAGCGACGGCGCAGGGGATCTCCTCGTATTCGGAGGACGTCCTGCCCGTGACGGGGTCGACCGTGTCCTTCCGGAAGCCGCCACAGACATGCTCCGTGACGGTCCTTTCCCGAAGCCGCAGGAAGCCGCAGCGCTCCGTACCGACGAGCAGCGTGTGGTGCTTGCAATCGACGCAGAACTTCGTCGGGGCGCTCATGCCGCCACCTCGCCGTCGCACGGCCATTCGTGGTTGCAGTCCGGGCAGCGCCACGCGACCGTCCGGTCTCGCTCGATGCTGTAGATCCCGATCTCGCGTTTCCAGCGGTAGGGCGGCGAGTAATGCTGGCGGCTTTCCTCCGGGATCGGCCCGCCATCGAGGCTGGCCCCGCAGGCCGGGCAGTTCATCAACGCGCTCATTCGAAAATCCCTCCCTTTTTGCGCAGCGTCATTTCCGACACCTTCGACAGCGCGTCGGCCAGCGCCTCCGAAGGCGTCGCGCCGACGCCGTATTCGAAGCATTCGGTGCCGCGGCAGACGTTGGCCTGCCACGTCCGGTCGCGCAGCTCGAACAGGTTGTTGAGCCGGAGGCCGGCCGCCGCGATCGCGGCGATCTGGTCTTCGATGCTCACAGGACGGCATCCAGCGTCGCGTCGAGGTGCCTCGCTTTCGATCGCGCATCGGCGAGCGTCAGGAAGCTGTCGACGAGGCGACCGTCGACCGAGACGCGGTAGGTCGCGCCGCCCTTCTCGGGCTGGACGCGGCGCACTACGATCTTCCGGCCGCTGACGGTGGTCGTCTTCTCCTCGAAGAACGGCGTGTCGCGAACGAGGAGCATCTTCGTCATGCGAAGATCCCCAGGGCGCGGCCGTAGAGGTCGAGGAGCTCGCGCTGCTCTTCCCGGTCCTCGCGGTCCATGCGGCGCAGGCGGATCACCTGCCGCATGATCTTGGTGTCGAAGCCGGTCGCTTTGGCCTCGGCGAAGACGTCCTTGATGTCGTTCGCGAGGCCGGCCTTCTCCTCCTCGAGCCGCTCGATGCGCTCGACGAAGCTCTTGAGCCTGTCGGCCGAGATGCCGCCGACGTCGGCGCCCGCGCTGTTGTGTCCGATGCCCGTCATAGGTACTCGCCTTTCATGCGCTCGAGTTGTTCCCACTGGCGCTTGGAGACGAAGGTTTCTTCTTCGTACTTCCCGATGCGCCGGATCATGTCGTCGACAAACCCCCTGTCCCAGTCTCGAAGGTCACAGTCGTCGAGACGGGACAGGGTTCGGTCGAGATCGTTGAACTCTGTGCGGGTTATGTCGACCTCCTGCGGGTCGTCATTTCCGACAACCCGCGCACGAGATGGTCAGCCGAACAGCGCCGCCGCGCCCTGGCCCAGGACGGCGGCCGGGGCCGCGCCCTCGTCCGGGATTTCGTCGAAGGCGCTGTTGACGTCGACATTGCTGCCGCCGCCGAGGCGCTCGCCGTCGCGGACGATCTGCACGGCGTCGATGCCGAAGCTAACGCCCTTGCCGTTCGCCGGGTGCTCCCACGCGAAGGCGTGGACCATGGCGTAGACGTACATGCCCGGGTAGATGCGGTCCTCGTCCACGTCGAGCCGCTTCTGGTCGACGACCTTGGGCTTCTGCTGGGCGCCGCAACGGATGAAGACGACGCCCGGGCCCATGGCCGGCTTGTCTGCCCACTTCGGATCGTCGCCCTTGAGGAACGGGCTGCGGATGATCCCCTTCTGGATCATGTCGATCGCCTTGTCGCCCCACTGGGCCTTGGCGACGTCGGCCGCGAGCGTGCGCAGCCCGGAAAGGTCGGTCCCGGCCGGGAAGATCAGCGAGCAGCTGTACTGCTCCTTCGTGCTGCCCTGGGCGCGGACCTTCTTGAACAGGTGCGGATAGGAGAGCCTCGCGAGAGGCGTCTTGATCGGCTGCGAATTGGCTGCCGGCATGGCTACTGCTCCAGTTGGTCGAACGAGTTCACGATGTTGCCCGCCGCCACGGGCGGCCGGGTGCTCTTGTCGGCCCGCACGAGGTTCGTCCCCGTGCTCTCGGCCGACCACAGGTCCTCGATCTGCGCCTTGCGCTTGGCGCCGATCTTCTTCTCGACCTTGGCCGGGCTCAGGAGCTTGCGCTCGTAGAGGTCATCGGCCGTGAGGTCGAAGCGCACGAACAGTTCGCCGGCAACCTCCTCGTCGCCGCGCGCCCACTTCCGCGTGGCCCGCTTGGCGACGAGCTGATAGCCGGGTATCGAGATGCCGTTCTCGGCCTGCGCATGTGCGTAGGCGCGGACGGCGTTGAGCCAGCCGTCGATCATGTCGGCGGCGTCGAGGATGCCGGCGATCTCCTCCGGCATGAGGCTGTCCGGGCTGTTCGGGACGGCCGTGCTCTGCGTCTCGTCGTCGAACCAGACGCGGGCTCGCTCGAGCGAGAGGTCGCGGAGCGCCGGACAGGTCGCTGCGGCCGCGCAGAACTTGCAGTGGTCGCCGGCGATGCGCGGCGCATCCGGCGCCGCCGCGCGGTGCATCGCGGCGAGCATCCGCGTCGTCCATTCCAGGAGGTCGACGACGTCGAAGTCCCAGGAGCGGATCCGGCCGTCCTTGTGCGGCGCCCGCGGCTGGACGATCGTGACGCGGATGCGGTCGACCGGCCAGCTCTTGTTCGCCGTCATGGCGCCCAAGGCGTAGGTGCGGAGCTGATCGTTCTCCGCGACCTCTACTACGATCCCCTGCCCGCCCTTGAGGTCTACGACCTCGAGGAGGCGTTCGCCCGGGATGTAGATGACGGCGTCTGCCGTGCCGCCTGCGTCGTAGGGCGGCTTGAACTCCGACAAGTCGAAGCGCTGTTCGATCATCAGGCGAGCGCCGGGGCTGGCGGCGCGCTCGCGGACATAGGCGACGTACATGGCCGCCGTCTGGACGACCTCGTCGTCGACCTCGATCTCATGGCCGTCGATGATCTTCCTCGTCCCGAGGCAGGCATCGACGGCCCGATCGTAGGCCCTGAGCGTCCATTCCGCGACTTCGTGCGCCGCCGTGCCCCACGCCGCCGCGTAGGACGTCGGCGCCTTGGGAGCGCGGGCTTCGGCCTGCAGCGAGCCCGGGCAGGCGAAGCGCCGCGACGCCGCCGAGGCGCTCCAGGTGGCGTGCGAGCGCGCCTGGTGATTGGGGGCCGTCACGCGGACGTCTCCGCCGGATCGCCGAGCCGGAAGCCCATGAGCCCGTTCCGCTTGCGGACCGTCCAGAAAGCGTCCGGCGAGATCGTGAAGCCGGCGGCGTTGCGGTGGCCTCCTCCGCGGTATCGCTGCGCGATCGCGCCCACATCGGCCCGCCCGTTTTCACTCCGAAGGCTGACCACGCGCCCGTGCGGCGCGTCGTAGTAGGTGCCGGCGAAAGGCGCCTGCGGATACAGCTCCAGGAGCCGGTGGCCCGCCTCGGACGAGAACGTGTAGGGGAGATTGGCGATCGGCACGCTCTCGCCGTCGATCACCCACCAGTGGAGCGTCGCCGGCAGCAGTTCATCGATATCCTTGGCGTGCTTGCGGACGATGGCCTCGCCGGCCGCAATGAACTCTGCGCGGTAGCGCATGCCCGCCGTGTCGTCCCAGTCGAACCGCTCGACGATCGTGTCCCAGGTCGGGAAATCGTAGGGGTAGCTGAAGAGGTTCGCGCTGATCGCCTTCGTGTGCGGCAGCGCGAACCGCCAGAGGTCCCGGTCCTGGATGTGTTGCAGGAGGCGCGGCACTTCCTGCCCCGGATGGAAGTGCTCCCAGGCCATCACAGCGCCCGATCGGTTCATGTCGAACTCGACCTTGATCGTCGGCTGATCGGCGAGGCTCTCGGCCATCTCGCGAAGCTCGCGCTCGGCGCTGGCGTGGTGGTCGAGGATCGTGATCGACTTCGCGAGGTCGAGCAGGACCAGCATCACGTCGAAAGGATAGCTAAAATCGACGATAATGAGGTCCCGGTCCTTCACGTCGGGGGGCAACTTTCCGTGCGTCGCGGCGAAGAACTCGACTTCATCGCCGAGCGCGTGACGGACGGCCCACGCCGCGCCGAAGCCGTCAGCGCAGTTGCCGTGGTAGATGCAGAGCGGCTTCATGCCGCCGCTCCCTTGAGCTGCTCGATCACCTCACCGAACTTGTCGGCGGGGATGTCGGACACCTTGCCGAAGCCAAGCTTGGTCAGGAGCGACGTCGCGAAGGGCAGGCCTTTGGCGTCGACCACGGCCTTGAGCGCCGAGCGCACGTTGTCATGCGTGAGCGGCGCGTCGGCCGGCTGCTCGGGCTTGGGCTCGTCCTCGATCTCGGGAGCATCCGTCGGCCCGACACGCTCTTCCGGCGTCTCGGAGATGGCGCGCGTAACCGTCTGGGATGCCAGCGGAGGCGGCGCTTCTGCCGCCCTGGCGGCTTCGATCTCGGCCTTGGTACGCCTCTTGCGCTGCGGCGCGGGCTCGGCCTGCAGCTGCTCGTTGATGGCCCGGTTCGCCGCCGCGACGATGGGCTCGATCGACGGCGCGAGGGCGCCTACCCGCCGGGCTTCTTCGTCGGTCATCTGACCCGCAACCTGCTCTTCCCCGGTCGCGTCGAGGAAGCCGGCGAGCATCGCCTTGAGCGTCTCTTCGACCCTCGCGCCGCCGGCGAGCGCTCCGATGAGCGCCTGGTACTGCTCCGGCGTCTCCGCCGTGATCTCGATCCTGATCGTCAACAGCGTCTCCTAGTCGAGGACTGTGCGGATGTCGGCGGTTTTCCGAACCAGCACCGTCATGAGCGCCTCGTCCAAGCTGCCGGCGAGGGCAGCGACCCGGACGAAGCATGGCCTGGTCTGGCCGATGCGGTGGATGCGCTTGGCCGCCTGAGCCATGTCCTTCGGGACGAAGGACGGCTCGACGAAGAGCGCGTGATGGGCGGCCGTGAGGGTGATGGCTTCGCCTGCCGCCTGGATCTGGCCGATGAAGACCTTCGCGGCCGGGTCGTTCTGGAAGCGGTCGACGGCCTCCTGTCGGATGTCGGATGGCGTCGAACCGTCAATTCCGACAACGCCGTGCTGCGAAAGGTCGTCGGAGAGGATGGCGAGCACGTCGCGGTGCCAGGCGAACAGGACGATCTTCTTGAGACCGTCGATCTCGTTATCGACCATGTCGACGACGGCGCGGGCCTTGGCCGTCCCCGTCAGCCGGCGCAGCGGCCCGAGATGCATGTCGATGTCGCCCGTCGCGCCGGCCTCTGCGGCGGCTACGACGGCCTCGACGTCGACACCGGCTTCGGCGTCGCGGATGTCGCGCAGGAGCGCGCCGGGGTCGAGCGTGACGACGGAGTACCGGATCTCCGGCATCTCCTCGAGGACCTCGTCCGGCCTCCTGCGCAGCATGGCCGGCGCCAGGAGCGCCTTGAGCTCGGGCAGGTTCTTGTTGGCGACGACGATCTCGGCACGGCTACCGCCCTGCATCATCGGCCGGGTGACGCAATAGCGGTCCTGCCACGCCGGCGCCTTGAGTTTCGTCAGGCCGAAGCCGGCCATCATCGGCCAGAGGTCGTTGGCGAAGTTGGGCATGGGCGTGCCCGAGAGGCACCAGATGCGCGCGCACCGCGCCTCGAGGCCCGATCCGTTGACCTCGGCGCCTGCCCTGCCGGTGCCCCACACCGCCATGGTGCGCTTGGCCCGCGCGTTCTTGGCGTAATGGCTCTCGTCGAGGATCAGGAGGTCCCAGCTGCGCTGCCGCAACTGGCGGAAGATGTGGGCGATCGCCGCCCATCCGACGATCACGACGTCGGCTTTCGGGTCTATCGCGCCGCTTCGGCCGTGGATGACCTGGATCCGCCGCGGCCACGCCTGCCAGCGGATGAACTCGCGCTCCCAGTTGATCCGGGCAGAGGCCGTGGTGACGACGACGATCTTGTCGCACATCTCCAGGTCTGCCGCCCGGATCGCCTGGGCGGTCTTGCCGAGCCCGGGGGCGTCCGCGAGGAGGGCGCGCGGCCGAGCCGCCAGAAACTTCGCGCCCTCTTCCTGGTAGGGGAACAGCCCCATCTCGGCTACCTGCCCGCTTGTTCGCTTGGTCGATGTCGTGACGTCATTTCCTACAACATCCGACAAGATGTCAACAGGAAACGCTCAGGCCGGATTGCCGACCGATGCGGTGAAGCCCGTGCCGGCGTCGATCACGCACGCGATGCCGGGCTGGCTTGGCGGCACGGAGAGCGTCGTGTAGGTGCCCGTCTCGGCGTTGGCGTAGATGATGACGGCCGGCCCGCGGGCGCTGATCATCGCGACGGCCTCGTGCTCGCCGTACTTCTCGCCGAGGTAGGCGGTGACCTCGGCGAGGTTGCCGCACGGCGCCGCGGCGAAGGCCGGCGTGCAGGCGGCGAGCGCGATCGCCGCGGCAAGGATGAACTTCATGCCTGTCTCCCCTCTATCCGGACGAGATCGAAACGCGGCCGGTCGTCCGTTCCGGCGTTGTGGAGGCCGTACCAGTGGAGCGCCGCCATGTTCCAGGCGGCCGCGATGACGTGCGGCGTGCCCGTCTCGGCGTCGATCTCTTCGCCGCGCCAGAACGCCAGGAGATGCCGCACGGCGCTGGCGTAGCAGCGCGACCAGCTCATCCCCTTCCGCCAGTTATTCTCCGCGTATTTGGCCGCGCCGACGGCATAGTGCCGGCCGAGAGCCTCGATGAACTCGGGCGGGATCAGGTCGACGCGGGCCTTGCCTGCGTCGTAGCGCTTGGCCGGCTCGTCGGCGCGCTCGAGCGTCTCGGCGCGGTGCGCCTTGCGAACCGCATCCTCGTCCGGCGGCGTGGTCGCCCAGGTCGGGTTGATCGGGCACGTCTCTGCGTGCGCGTAGGGGTGCCCGCCGCTCCCGCAGTTGCACGCCACCTGCATCATCCGAAGATCCCCTGCTGTTTGGAGAGGCCGTACTTGGCGATCAGCACGGCGTCTGCCCTGCCGTCGTCCTTCACGCGCTTGAACTTTTCGGCGATCGTCGGAAAGAGGTCGCTCGCCCGAGCCCGCGATGCCGTCTTGCTTCCGATCGCCCGCATGGCTTTCATCCAGACGAGAGGCGCGACGCGCTCGATGGGCACGTCGAAGGAGACGAGGACGCCTTCGATCATCCCGACGCCGCGGCCGAAGTTGAACGCAGCCCCCGCCGCCTGCCCCCGGATGCCGCCGACCTTCTCCAGCCAGGCAACATCCGGCTTGATCTCGGCCACGATGCGCCTGAGCGCGTGGGGGTCGATCTCGTCCTTGACCGAACGCCCGCGCTTGAGGTCGCGTACCGGCATGTCGAAAATGTCGACCGAGTTGTCGGTCACGAGCGCCAAAGCGCCACCCACGCCAGGATCGATGCCGAGAACCCTCATGCGACGGTCGCAACCGCCACGCCGGGCTCGAGCTTCCGCAGCACCGTCCTGCACCGCTCCCGAACCTGCTCGGACTGCGCGACCTGGGCGATGAGGTCGAGCTCGTCGACCGCCTCGCTGTCCGTCTCGCCGGCGTAGTACGCTCTGTGCGCGGCCACAGCCGCCATCCAGAAGGCCCTTGCCTCGTACCGGAGAACGTCCACTACGACCCCCTTTCCCTGATATAGCTGGCGAGGCGGAAATCGGAATTGCCGCGCATCTGGATCTCGATCAGCAGCGGGAGGTACGGCGAGGGCACCTGCGCCCGAGAGAACCATTTCCGCACGGCGTGCTCGGTCGGCAGCCGGCACCCGAACGTGTCGAGCGCGCTGATCACATGGGCCGGTGTCGGAAAGTTGTCGGCCAAAAACGCGGCTGTGTCGAACCTCATGACCGACACTCTACCGCATGTCGTCCGACATGCAAGGACAAAATGTCTTGCTCTGTCGGGCGAGTGCGCATATAGCATCCGGCACCGCGACCAACGCGGTCCTACAACCGGAACAGGAGGAAGGCTTGGCACGAAGCAACCGATCGCATATTCCCGCAGAAGGGTTGCCCGACAACCTCGGCGCGACGCCGCGGCATCTGACGAAGCAGGAGTTCGGCCGGCGGCTGTTCAACGCCATGATCAACAAGGGCTGGAACCAGTCGCAGCTGTCGCGCCAGTCCGGCGTGGCCCGCGACCTGGTTTCGGTCTACATCCGCGGCAAGAGCCTGCCGCATCCGGCAAACCTGCAGAAATTGGCCGACGCCCTGGGTGTCGAAGTCGCCGAACTGCTGCCCAACGTGGTGGAGGAGGCGATCGACAAGGACCCGTCGAGCTTCGAGTTCAAGTCGAGCACCAGCGCGCCCGGTGTCGGCTGGCTCCGCATCAACCGAATGGTGAAGCTCACGACCGCCATGGCCGTCGGCGAGCTGATCGCCAAGGACGACACCGCAGAGGGTTGACGTGCGCCTGCTGACCGAGCCGGAGGTTGCAGCGGTCCTCCGCTGCTCGCGCTCCAAGGTGAAGCGCCTCAGGCTCGCAGGCACCCTCCCATATCTCCCCGGCCGGCCCGTCCTGGTGGACGAGGCCGATCTCGACCGCTTCGTGAGGACCTCGAAATGGAGCTCCGGCAAGCCGAGAACGGCGTCTTCTACATCCACTGGACCGAAGACCGACGCAGCAAGCGCGTCAGCACTCGCGCGAAGACTATGGCTGCAGCGAAGGTCTTCCTCGCCCAATGGATCCTGATGGAGCAGGCGGCGAAGACGGGTTCGCCGATGACCACGGCCGAGCTGTGGGAGGTCTACTACCGCGAGCACGCCGCGCGCCGGACGATCGATCCGCGCCGGCTCGACTTCGTGTGGAAGAATATCGGGCCGGCCTTCGGCCATTTGCGGCCCTGCGAGGTGACGCAGGAGATCGTCGACGACTATGAGCGCGATCGCAAGGCCGGCAGGATCGGCCGCCCGTCGCAGTCTTCGAGCGTCTGGCGCGAGCTCGTCGGCCTCAAGGCCATCTGGAACTTCGCCGCCAAGCGCAAGCCGCGGCTCCTGGATCCCGTCGAGATCCCGACCTTCGCCCTTCCCGATCCGCCGGCGCCGCGGCAACGGTGGTTGAGCGTCGAGGAAATCGAGCGCCTGTTCGCCGCGGCCGAGAAGACCCGCGCCGGCGACCGCATCTCACGCTTGGAGATCTTCCTCTGGCTGGCGCTGGAGACCGGCGCGCGTCGGCGCGTGATCGAGACGCTCACGTGGTCGCAGGTCGATTTCGAGACGGGCGTGATCCATTACGGCGCCGCGGCTGCGCGCCGGTCGAAGAAGCGCTCCGTCCCGGTGCCGATCTCCGACGGGCTCCGCCCCGTGCTCGAGCGCGCCTTCCGCGAGAAGACGAACGACTTCGTGCTCGGCAGCGACCTGGGCGTGTACCAGATCGTGCGGACCTGCGCGAAGAACGCCGGCGTGCCCACGGTGACGCCGCACGTCCTGCGGCACACGGCTGCGACCCATATGGCCCGGGCCGGCGTGCCGATCTGGAAGATCGCCGGCGTGCTCGGCAACAGCGTCGAGATGGTCGCTCGCGTCTACGCCAAGCACAGCCCCGACACGCTGAAGGAGGCCGTCAACGCCATCCGGCCGGCGCGCCATCTGCGGGTCGTGAAATGAGCGCGCATTCTTGGGCGCATGCGCCCAAAAAGGGTATCGAAAACATCCTACATCGACCAACATTGACCCGCTCGGGCCGGGTCCAACATGGCGGCTGCGCTGGCGTCTGGCGGTTTTCAACAGCGTCCGACAAAGACCGACAAGTGTTGTCGAAAGACAGTTATTTGGGCGCTGTCTTCGGCACCTAAAGCCCTGATCTGTTTTATTTCATACAGGCCGGCGACCGTCCGACAAACATCTTTTTGGGCGCATTCTTGGGCGCGCTAGCGCGCAAACAGGTCCGGCCGGGTCTTCGACGTGGGCTGCGGGTGGTCGATCGCGTAGGTGACGTCGGCGGGGTTGATCGGGCCCAAGGCGCTCTCGAGATGCCGCGTCGGATCGGCGCCGAAGAGCCGGTTGACGAGCCATTCGCCGAGCGATGCCCCCGGCGTGGCCGACAGCGGCGTGACCATGCCTGACACCTCGTTCTTCAGCTCCTCGATCGGCCGGATGGCGAAATGGTCGTAGAGCCGCAGGTACTCGGCCAGGGTCGGGCTGTCGATCCCGAGCCGCTGGGGGAGCCGGTATTCGTCGGCGTAGAGCTTCGAAAGGTCGGACATCAACCGTTCCCCGTGAGCATGCGGGCGAGATCGGAGACCCCTCCGCGGTTTCCGAACGCCGACGTGAAGGCGTCGATCAAACCGCCCTGGTTCGGGAGCGCAGGTGGGGTGTAGCCCATCGGGCGCCGGGCGGCGCCCCGCTCGCGTTCACGATCGACGGCGACGCTGCCCGACGCGGGCGAGACCGCCGAGCCGCCGAAGCCGGCCGAAGAGACGGGCCCGGAGCCGCGGCTGCCGAGCACGTCGCCGAGCGGCGACGGCCCGAGATTGACCTTGCCCCAGTCCGAGGTTGCGCCGCCCGTGAGGGAGCCGAGGCCGCCATAGAGCGCCCCCAGGCCCGGGGCGCCGGCCACGGTGCCGGCCAGGCCGATCAGCCCGCCGACGGGGTCGTAGGCCCAGTCGGCCGCCCCTGGCGTCGTCGGCGGGTTCGTCGCCGGGTTCAGCTCGGTGAACCCGAACATGTTGGCGAAGAAGTTGCCGAGGTCGTCGAGGAACGAGTTGCCGTAGTCGAGATAGTCGCCCATGGGCGACCGACCCTTGTCGGCGCTCGTCGGCTTGGCCTGCACCGACGGCTTGGCCGGGCCCGCCAAACCAGTGGACGGGCGATCGGCGCCGCCGGCGTTCCCTGCCCGCTTGCTGTCGCCCGCGATGTCCTTGCCCTCGGAGGATTTGACGGTGGTCATGGCGTCACCCGAACATCGAAGCGAGGGGAGAGATGGACGGCGCGGGCTGGCGCGCGTCCTGCCAGATCAGGCCGCGACCGGCGCTCCTGATCGTCGAGGCGACGGCGAAGGGGTCGAGCCAGGGCAGGTTCGGCATCTGGATCGGCGACGTGTCGCGCACGGGCGCAGACGGCGGAGCCGGCGCAGGTGCGAGCGGCGTCTGCGTGGGCTGCTGCGGCACCGTCGACGCTGCAGGCATCTCGGCGTGAGCGCCGCCGGCGAGATCGCCGATCGAGAGGCCAGCGATCTGGACATGGCTCGGGTCGTAGCGGCTCGTCCAGTTGCCGCCCCATTCGAAGCCCGGGAACGTGCCGACGATCTCGCCGAGCTGCCCCCATAGTGGGCTGTCCGGCATCCAGTTGGCGTCGCTCAGGACGGCCGACGGCACGATGTCGAGGGCGGCGCCGTAGTTGTGGTAGCTTTGGCCGCCGCGAGCTCCGGTGACGCCCCTGCCGCTGTTATAGAGCGCGTCCTGCTCCTCGGGCGTGCGGAAGCCCGAGACGGCCACGGGATCGATCCCGGCGCCGGCCAGCGCCCGCAGGAGGTCGACGTAGGACTGCTGGTAGCGCGGATCGATCCCCGCCAGCGCGTCGAGCGTGCGATCGACCTGCGAGAGGCCGAGGGGCGCCAGAAGATCGCGAAGATCCGCCATCACTGGCCGCCCATGATGATCGAGAGCATGTCTTCGTTCGCGTCGACGTCGCTCGTGTCGGCGACCGCGGCCGAGAGGCCCGGCAGCTTGGCGAAGATCCGCTCCCGGGCGGAAGGCGCGAGACCTGCCGCCCATTCCGCCAGCTTCCGGGACGCCAGGGCCGAGAGCGTGCCGTAGGACCCGCCGATCGAGAGCATGGCCGTGAGGGGATCGACGCCGGCCGCGTAGGCGCCGCCGAAAGCGCCGCCGGTCACGAGCGACCGGCCCGTGTTCGAGAGGTTCGAGGTCCGGCGCAGCCCGCGCATGCCCTCGGCGACGCGCGCGAGGTCGTTGAGCGTCGCGATGATGTCGCTCTGGCCGAAAAGCAACTGCTTCGTGCCCTCCGACATCTTGTTCCAGTTGGTCAGGAACGTCTCGGTCGAGAACACGTCGCCTTCGGCCGACTGGCCGCTCGGGCGAGCCCGGCCCAGATCGGAGATGAACGTCGCGGTGATGTCGGCCTGCTGCTCCGGCGTTGCGTTTCGCATGAGAACGGAGAGCTTGTCGGTGTTCTGGTAGCCGCCCTGCACCCACTGCCGGTAGAGCGCGGCCGGATCGGCCTGAGCGCCCGTGGCGCTGGACAGCGCCGGGAGATCGCCGCCCTGCGCCAGCGGTACGTCGCTGCTGTACAAGCGGCGCTCCTCGGCCTTCATCCGCTGCCAATACGGCAGCCCGCCGACCTGCGCGGCCGCGGCCTCGATATCGGCGTTGAGGCCGTCATAGACGGGCCCGAGGAACTGGCGGTCAAAGCCGGCGCCCTGCGCCTGGCGCCCGATGCTCTTGCGGAAGTTGTCCAGGACCTCGAAAGGCACGGCACCGTTGGCCCGTGGCGCGCCGGCCCGCCCGAGATCGGCGAGGACACCCCGGAGGAAGTCGGCACTGGCCGGATCGGCGCGTCGGATCATCGCCTCGATCGCCTGGCGCGCATTGGCGGTCGGGACGAGGGTGCGTGTGCCGAAGGCGTTGCGGAAGGCGTCCTCCCACGCGGCGATCTGGGCGCGGATCGCGGCGTCGCCGGACGTCGCCGTGGCCCTGACGAGATCGCCGGCGGCGCCCGGCCCGAGAGCGGGCGTGCCACCCGTCGACGCGATCGTGTCGTCCATGCGGGCGCCGAAGTCGCGGAACTGAGCGTCGTGCGCCGCGGCGATCGGGTTGCCCGGCAGCGGCACCATCTGGCCGAAATTCTCGAGCTGCGTGCCCATCGTCGCATCGCCGACGGCGCCTGGCGTCGGCCGGATATCCTGACGACGGAAGGCGTCGAGGCGCGCCGCAGCGTCGGCGACGCCCTCGCTCGTGGTGTACGTGCTGCGCCCCAGGCTGGCGGCGCCGGCGGCGAGGCCGGAGGGCACCATCGCCCCGGCGAGCGTAGCGACGAGCTCCGCAACCGGGTCTTCGGGAGCGATCAGATTGGAGAGCATGTTGGCGCTGCCGCCGCTCACGCCCGCGGCGATGTCGCCGATCGTCGCGCCGAGCGGGTGCCGGCGGTAGAGTTCCAACGGGGTATCGACGGCGCGCCGCAACACGCTCGCTCCGGCCCCGGCCGCCTTCGTCCCGGCCGCGACCAGGCCCATGGGGATGGCCGAACCCGCGATATCACCGAGCACCTGGCCGCCGGATCGGAAGGCCTGCATCGTCGGGTCGGACGACGGAGGGGTCACCACGCCCGTCGGCTGGAGGATGTGCTCGCTGACCCAGTCGGAGCCCATGAACGGGTCTTCGATGTAGCCCATCGTGCCCTCACCGGCGAGATCGTTCACACCGGCCGGCACGAGGTTCATGAGCCAAGTCGCCAGATCCACGGCCGGCGGAACGACCATCATCGTCGGGACGAGGCTCTCATTCAGCCCCGAAAGCCCCTGCTGAACGGCATCCGTAGGCGGCTCGGGCTGCGGGGCGTCGATACCGAAGCGCTGCTTCAGCTCGTCGGCGAACGGGTTCGCAAGCCCCTCCGCGGCCCGCCTGCGGAGCAGCTCGATCATGAACGGGTTGCTGTTCATGTCGGCCATGTCACTGGCCTCCGGTGAGCTGGTTCCAGCGATCGGCGGCCGCCTGGAGGACGTCCGGCGAGAGCTTCGAGATGTCGCCGGCGCCGAGCGCCTGGAGCTGCTCGACGGACATCTGCATCACGCTCTCAACCGTGATGGCGCTGTCAGTCGCCGGAGCGGCCGTCGGTGCCCCCACAGGCGGCGGGCCGCCGTCCCCGGAAAGGTCGCCCACTCGCAAGCCGGCCGTCAGGGCCGCGGCCGCAACAGCTCGGTCGCGCTCCTGCACGGAGCCGTAGGTACCGCCGGCGGCGGCGCGCATGGCCTCGATCGCGATTTCACGCGCCCGCGCCTTGAGCGCGAGCGTCCCGGCGTCGTCCCCCGCCTTGGGAATGAACTGGGCGTAGTACCGCGGGTACTCGCTCTCGGGGACGGCCGCGCCGCTATCGCCGCGCAGGATCGGGTTCAAGAACTGCTCGACGAGCGTGAACCACTGGCGCGACTGATCGTCGATCAGGAGGTTGGCCATGTCGGGCATCTGGCCGTGGAACTGGGTCGTCGCCCACGTCGGAGCGTTGAAACCGGCCTCGGCCATGGCGCGCAGGCCGGCGTCCGCCTCCGCCATGCGCGAGGCGTAGTTGTTGGCCTTGGCCTCGGCTTCGGTCATCCGGTGCGGCGTCTCGGTGCCCGGAACGGACGTGACGGAGAAACCCCCCGACGTCGTGGCGCCGCCCGGCAACCCCGACGGCGGGCCGGCGACCGAACCCGTCGTCGAGGGCGCGCCTTCGGCCGCGAAGTTCGGAGCAGGAGGCGTGACGAGCTTCCAGACCTGGGCGCCGTTCTCGTCGACACCCTGGACCCACTTCGGCGTCGTGAGGATCTGTCGGGCCCGATCGATCTCGTCCGGCGTGGCGTTGGGGTCGAGCGACACGCGCCACGCCCACGCCTCCGGGCCGGTGCCTTCGGGGCCGGGCGGCGGCGCGGGATCGCCGGCGGCCGTCATGCCGCCGGAGGCCGCCGACGCGGCCGGCATGATGACCGACCCGTCCGCACCCTGCACCTGGACGGTCTCGCTCGCAGCCATCGGCGCCGTCATGCCGGCGGCCTGGGGGCGCGGGACGAGCACGTTGGTCTTCAGCGCCTCGTCGTAGATCGTCTCGAGCGGCACGTCGCCCATGACGACCTGGGCGAGCACCTCGGGGTGGGCCTGAAGGTACTCGGCGATCACCTCGTCGCGGGACATCGGATCGGCGGTCGGCGCCATGCCGCCGGCCGCTGCCGTGGCCGCCGTCGTGATCGTCGACCCGCCGGCGCCCTGGACCTCGACGGTATCGCTGGCCGGAATGGGCGCCGTCATGCCGGCGGCAGCCGGCCGCGGCGTATAGGTGTAGGTGCCGTCAGGGTTCACCGTGACGTCGTTCGGCACATCGGCCATCGCGAGCATGTTCCGCTGCTCGGGCGGAAGGCCGGCGATGATGGCGCCCAGCACCTGCTCCTTCGAGAGCGGCGAGGCAGGGCCGGAGTACATCGTGCCGTCCGGGCCGAAGGTCGTTTCGTCCCGACCGACGTTGATGAGACCGCCGTACTGCGTGCCGTTGGCGCCGTAGACGATCTCGTTTTCGGCCGGCGACACGTTGCCCATGAGCGTGTCGGTGCCGTAGAGATCGGCGAGGGGGCCGGTCAGGCGGACGGACCCGTTCTCCGGGATGGAAATCGGAGAGATGAGCAGGCGGTCTCGCGTGCCTTCGTTCTCGAGCGCCTGGACATCCAGGGCGCTCTGCGCGTCGATGTAGTGGCCGGCGAGGTCCGTCTGGTTTTTCTGGTCGACGCCCCAAGCAGTTGTCCCGGCGTTCCCGTGGACGGCGTAAACACTCGGATCAAGCGCGTGAAGATCCCCGCCCGAGGAGAGGGACCGGATGTAGAGGTCAAGGGGTGCGAGCGCGTCGAACTCGCCCGTCCGGGCCAGATCTGCGACCTCCGGCGTCAGAAAACGTCCGAGCCCTGCGGCCGCGTCGTTCAACGCTGCGCGTTTATCTTCGATCTCGCCGAGTTGGCCGTAGGCGAGCATCTCCTGCGGCGACGGCGGCGCGAAGATCTTGGCCAGCTCGGAGAGCGCCTGTCCGACGTAGGGATCGCTGTACGGGCTCGGCTGCCAGGCCATCGTGTCAGCCTCCGAACATCGCCGGGTTGTAGCTCAGGCCCGGCTGCATGCCGGTGTACGGGTTGGCGGCGAATAGGCTGCCGAGAAGGCCGTCGTCTCCGAAGATGCCCTGGTCGGCCCTGAGCCCCTGGCCGATCGCGACCGACCCGCCGAAGCCGAGGAGGTCGCCGAGCATGGCCGGCAGGCCGCCGGCCCGGTTGGCGGCGTCGAGCTCGAGCGGCAGGACGTTGGCCGAGCCCTGCTTGAACGAGCCGAGCTGGCCGATCTTCGCCGCGTCCCGGCCCTGCATCCGGTTGATCTCGCCCATGACGTCGCCGAACGAGCGCAGGTTGCCGAGCGCGTTCGACTGCTGCAGGTTGAAGGCGTCGGCCTTCCCCTTCGCTTTCTTGTCCGCCTGGACGATGATGTCGCCGCGGGCGGCCGGCAGCGCCGGCTCCTCGTTCACCGTGTCGGAGGCGTCGGCGTAGTAGGCGCCGAGGTCGGCCGCCTTCTCGTCCTGCTTGCCCTTGAAGTCGTCGAAGGCCTCGCGGTCCTTCGTCGTGATCTCGCGGGCCTGGCGGTCGAGCCGGTCCTGGCGGGCGTTCTCGGCCCGGATGGCGGCATTGCGCGCGCTCTGGACGTTATCCTGCGCGATCGAGTTTGCGACCATGGAGCCGGCGGAGAGCGCCGCGCCGATCAGGAGAGCCGTGGTGCACATGCCTTACCTCGAGACGCTGACGGCGCCGCGCGGGCCGAAAAGGCCGGTGTTGTAGAGAGGCGCCGCGCCGCCATAGGCGGCCGCACGTTCGATCGCCGCCTGCTGGCCGAGGGCGCTCGTGAAGTCGACGAAGAGATTGCCGAGCGGGCTGTAGACCGGCGGCGCCGAGAGGACCTGAGCCTGCCTGATCGCGCTGCTGGCCGCCTGGCCGGCGTCGGCCGAGACGTTGAGCGTGTTGACGAGATTGGCCCTGCTCTGCTCGACCGCCGAGCGCGCGTCGTTCTCGTAGCCGAGCGCCTGGTCGGCGATCTCGCGCTGCCGCTGGCCGGCCAGCTCGGAAAGCTCCTGCTGCTTGTCCGAGCGAACGGTGCTGTTCAGGAGGCCGTTGCGCGAGAGGAAGTAGGTAAGCTCGTCGGCCGCGTCCTTGTACTGGCGGCCGTATTGCGGCATGGCGTAGTCGAGGAAGCCCTGCCGACGCCCGGTGTAGAACGGGTCGTCGAACTGCTTGTCGAACGTGTTGTCGATCAACCAGGTGCCGGCGCGGATGCGCCGCTGACGCTTCTCTTCCTGGTTGCGGGCGTCCTCTGCCGCGCCGCCGTCTCCGCCGCCCCCGAGGCTCATCCGCCGCACTCCCAGCGCAGATACGTGCCGCGCGGGCGAAAGCCGAGGCGTTCGTAGAGACGGACGATCCGGTCGCCCTCGATCGGCCCGACAAAGGCCTCACGCGCTCCGATCTGCATGGCCCAACCCTTGTAGGCGTCGATCAGGAGTGCGGCTGCCCGAGTGCCGCGGGATCCGGGATGGACGAAGATCGACCCTTGCTCGGTGTAGATCCCCGCCGCGGCCGCATATCCACGGATATGGGCCGACAGGTATCCTACAATGCCCGACTGTCCTTCGACAACAAAAACCGTGGGCGAGGCGCGATAAAGCGCCGACGCGATCGTGCGTCGGCAGACCTCCTCGT